TATGGCATCTTTGATTGTTTGACTTGTTCTGAGATACACATCTTCAGGTTCTTGTTTGTGTACAACATACTCCCAAAAGGCTTTGATCTTATCAAGCATATCATCTTGATATTGTTTGCTACTATCAATGATAACTGCATCATATTTGTTGCCAAGTATTACAGACAACAAACATTGCTTTGCTTTGGATATATAAAGATAGAACTGTACTTGTGGCATATAGAAGTTAATCATATTCTCCATAGTATTCATGCCATGAGTATGCTTACATTCGATAATCATATTCTTGTCTTTGTCAAAGCCATCAACTGTACCTTGAAATGGTATGCTACCATACGACATTTCAAATCTTTTCTGTGCTGACCACTCATAATCAAATGCTCTTTGTGACCACATCAAATTGAAATTTTCTGTTTCAACACCAAGCAAGACATGAAACTCGTGTGATAAATCTACACGACCTAACTTGCCTGTCTTTATTTTGTAAAGTTCGTTCCACTTACCTGTCATGATTGATACCATATCAGAGCCTCTGATATAGTCCTCTGCATGAGCAGATAGTCTTAGTTCTACTGCCATTGCAACCTCCATTTCTTGCTATCAGCATACACTATTTATTGAATATTATCAATAGTTTATCTAAAATAATTTGGTCTTTGCAAAAGATCAGACCAAATTTTTTAGAGGAACTATGATGTTCCTCTGTATATATAATTTCTATTCTCTGATGTCATTCCTGCAGGTTGCAGGAAGTCTTTACTGTCTGCCATAAATAGTACAGACTGATAGTAGTCATAGTAACTTGTAAGTTTTACTTTGCCATATCTGTCACGATCAGATACTTCTACTGGCACATCTTCAAATCTATCTTCCATACTTGCTCTCCTTCAATGCTTTAGCTAAATCAAAAACATAATTATCCATAGTATTACTTTCTATTTTATGTTTTTCTAGTTGGTTTTGAAACTCATCTACTGTCATCATTGATACAGTATTTAATGCACATTGCATTTTCCATTCTTCATCTGTAGGCATATTACACTCCTTTGGCTGATAATAATTGTTGTGATACTGACTCCACCAATGACTTACGATAGTAAAGCATTGGCTGGACAAACTCATATATCTCTGCCAGTGATGGGAAGAACTTGCTCTTCAAACATATCTGGTCACAAGCATACTTGAGTATATCGGCAGGTATATGTGATAGCTTACCTGCATAGATACGAGCTTTGAGTGCCATATCTTTTTCTGTGAGTGATGACTGCTTCGTAGTACACACCATTACTTCTACAATCCATTTCTCAATATCTTTTGGATCTGCTACTGACATACAGTATCGCATTAGTTGTGTCACTGACTCTTCACGAGCAACAAGTGCATCAGCTACTTCTGATATGCAAGGCATATCCCATCTGAAAAATGTATATGAATTGTTTACTCTCTCATTTATCTGACAGTTGAGTAATGACTCGATAGTAGAACGAATTGTCCTCGTGTGATTGTTTGGTTTCTCTGAGTACTTTTGTATTATTTCTCTTGCGACTAAGTTGTTTGTCACACCATTTGCAATACTCTTGATCCCAGTCGGATCGTCTATATTGGTTCTTAATGTAGAAATGTTTGAAGTATTTTGCTTCTCTGTCATGGTTAACCTCCTTGTATCTATCCATGATTTCTTGGCTTGGTTGCCACTGATTAGTAAGATGGTTCATTGTAGTTACTCCAGTATTCATTCCAGAGTTCTACTGCAATGTCATTACACATATCTTTTTCTGATTGAAACTTTGGTTTCATTGCATAGTTTATGTATCTCTTTACTTGTGACACATCATCTGCAATCTCAACTTCATTTTGCAATCCCTCGATTGAAACTACTTGGTCATAGTAGTCTTGTATTTGTTTTTTGACGTTACCCATGTTACACCTCCTTGTTTATCATGGCATCAGCTAATCTGTGTGGCAATACAATATCTTGATCGCATTTATCACAGCATCTTCCTTCTGCTATTGGCATGGCATCATTGCCTTGATCCCAATACATTTCTCCATCACTGGTATAAAGTTTTTCTATTTCATTTTTACATATGACACATATCATTTTATAAGATCCTCCATTATCTTGTCAGGTATTACAGCAACCCATCTTGGATCACCAGTCTTACGTTTATACAAAGCAATATCTTTTCCTTGTAACACTTTGAATACACTAGGAAATTTATCTACTGCTCTGTACTTAACTTCAACAATATATTCTTTATCATTGATAGTTAGTTTCAAATCACCAGTATGTTCTCCTCCCAGACTACCTGAGAGGGGAACTTTTTTACATGGCAACTTCCAAGAACTAAATAATTTTACAAACCAGTTCTCGTGATAGTTACCTTTGATTTTACTCTTCGAGGGCATTTAAACATTTATCCCTTATACTTATTAGTTCATCATGAGTCATAGTACCAACATCACTAGGATCATTATAGAAATGCTTTAATAAAAACTTAACACTAGTTTTTATCATCATTATTTCTCTAGTAGTAAACTGCGGATCTTTCTTTTTACCAAGTGCATTTTCTACTTCTTGCATAGTCATAAATTTTTGCATCAAAATTCTCCATCATCTTTTGATATAGTTAAATATACCTGCAATGCTTCACACCAACATAGCAGGTTAAATAGCTTTGGCTCAACAAGTTTACGTTCCCACTGTCCAAACAGTTTCGTATCAACACCGATTGTCAAAGCAAGTTTCTCCTGCGAAAGTTTGCTGCTCTTTCGAGTTTCTACTAGTGCATCAATCAATGCTTTGTGCTGATATTTAACTGTGTTTTTCATAGTTTAGACGTAGCCAAGTATGGAAAGGAAACATACTTGGCTACTACCCTAACAACCACAAGGGATTACTTGAAGTTCAAATGTTTGATGCCACTGTCATACAAGATATCTTCAATCATTGCTGATGCTTGAAGATCAGGATAGTTCTGCTCCCATATCTTTGTGGTCTTGACAGTCATCTTGTTGACCCAAACCTCAGGGTGTTCATTGCCATATGGTTTGGATACATCACAGATATGGTCAAACATTTCTCTGTAGTCTGCTGGGTGTGCGATCCGTGCATACGACTCACACATTTTTAGTTCTGCTGTAGTATATGTAATCAACGTAGCCTCCACTTAGTTGAATATTGACATTGGTCTGTTCATGTAGCTTACCATTTTATTGTTACGTTCTACAATAGTTTTGTTGGTGCTACTGACATTTTCAGGGTGAGAGATCCAATGCGTTACTGCATTGTATAGACCCCACTTGTTTTTACCAATAGTTTGTTGGTATTCACCCCAGTGTTGCTTTAGCTTTGCATACTGAGTTTCATTACGATACTTGCCATCAATAGTAGGTCTTGGTGTCCAAGTAAGTTTTGAAAACATATCGTATGCATCTTGATTGCTGACTGGTGTGTTGTACCAATCACGATACCTCTCCTCATTACTGCGAAACAAATCTACTGAATGTTTAAGATGATCGAAGTTGTAACTGAAGTGACCATTATGTTTTAGTCTGTAGTTAGCAACTGTATCAGGTGTTGTACATTTGTTTAGACAAAACATACGAAGCCCATCAGCTTGTATCATTACTGACCAGACACCATTGTATGAGTTACGAACTGATATCTGAAATGCAACATAACTTTGCATTGAAGGATCATCAAAGCATATCTCTTTGAATACTAATCTTGTATCCATCATTGCACCATTGTCTAACATATTTATCTGTGTGACATATGGTGTCTTGAGGCTGTCTGCTAGATCAATAATAGGATCAAGCACTTGTGCATGAGTTACTGGTCTATACGAGATTGAATGACAACCAAGATATTCCATTGTGTCTGCACGAACAATCATCTGTTTATCAGGACATTTGACTAGCTTTGTTTCACAGTCATCATCATATGTACCTGCTACTGAGATTGTATCTATTGGAAAATCGTAGTCACCTTGCTTGTCTACGAGTCTTGCGAGTTGTGTCATATGGTTCATTGTTACCTCCTAACGATCATATGTTACTTGTACTACGAGTTGATTATCTTGCCACACCTCGTAGTTTTGTTTCTTTCGGCTGTGTCCGAATGTGGCATGAAACGATTGCATATCATATCTGTCTTGACTAATTACTCTCCAAGCATCTTGCAAAGATGTAACTGTGTCAACATGACATACTTTATCTGTGTTGCCATAGTATATGATATTGAAACTTTGTTTTATTGTTTGCAACATTTTGTCGCAATGCGAATACCAATTTTTGTCAACTGACTTTCTTAGTTTAGACATAATGTAACCTCCGTGTATATTTGTTACGTCTTAGTTTGTAGTGACTAGAAAACAAACCGAGAACCACGAAGTGGTTCGAAGGTTTGTACTAGTAATATATAAACACCTCATTAGCAAAAAGATATCTCTCACTCGTAAGAGTGAGAGATAATCTTGGTGCTTATGCACCAAGATATTTCTTTTTGAGTTCAGCTTTCTCTTTAGAAGAAAGTGGCTCTGATGACTTTGGGGTGTCAGCATCTTTGCCAATCCAGTTTGGCTTGAACTTAGAACCAAACATCTGCTCAAAGTCATCATTGTTTGCATTGAAGAACTGCTCAAGAACATCACGAATAGCAATCAAGTCCTCGATCATTATCGTAACATCTTTGACTCCACCACGAAATCCATACTGCTCGATCAAATCCTGTGATCCTTGACCATAGCCACCCTTTGCATCAGCTTCAAAATCTGCTTCAGCGGCGGCTTTCATGTATGCATTACAAGCAGTCAACTCATCATCAATCTTCTTATATGCTCTATCTATATTACCTAGATTAGATATAAATAGATATTTCTTCATACCATCTAATCTCTTCTGAGAATATTGGGTAAGACTTTTCGCTGAAGTACCTGAGATATAATTTGTTAAGACTTCTGCGTAATTTACTGTGTTTGTACTTGTCATTTTCTTTCTCCTTTTGGTTGTTATATGACACTCTTGCTAAGCCATATTAGGACTAATACAAAAAGCGTTTCGCTTTAGCGAAACTCGGAAAAGAGTCAAATAAAATTGATGAGGGTTCCCTCTGGGATACGTCCATTTTATTTGACTCAGTCCGTTATGGCATAGCTTTAGAGTGGCACAGAACACCAAAAGAGAATGAAATGCACAAACATAGTAAATTCCAGAAGTCTACAAATTGTATTGAAGGACTACGGAAGCAAAAGTCTTACCTAATATTCGGCTCCCATCTAACAACACCAACAACTCCCAACCCTGCTAGTCCAAGCAGTATCATCTAAGGACTTCTACAGCTAAGTATCTGATTTATCAAGAGAACTAGAATACCCTTGACATTCGTAATTAGCTAATCCATAAAAGGGGGGTAAGGGGGGTTCTCTTGTTAAATCAGATTAAGCTAACCAAGAAACAGAAGTCCTTAGTTGATACTATCGTAGCATTAGGTTGCAGTATCAAAGAGGCAAGTGCAAAGGCTGGATACGCAGAAGGCGAAGCAGGAAGAGTGACAGCCAGTAAGACTTTGCGATTGCCTCATGTTCAAGAGTATATGCAACAAGTGGTAAGACAGAGTATAGGTATCAATGCTACGATTGCATCTAAAAGAGTACTTGACTTAGCGCAAAGTGCTAAGTCTGAGTACGTACAGCTTGAGGCATCTAAGGACATACTTGACAGAGCAGGTTACAAACCAGTCGAGAAGAGTATGTCGCTAGTGCAAGGCAACATCTCTGTGAGCATAGACCTGACATGACAAGGGGGGTAAAAAACTGTTGCTACATACTATGACATGGTATTACACTAACATTAATAGTTAAAAAGGTTCGATATGGCTAAAACACCTGCATGGCAAAGAAAAGAAGGAAAGAACCCTAAGGGTGGACTAAATGCTAAAGGTAGGGCATCATATAAAGGTGGCACATTGAAGCCACCAGTTAAGAGTGGTGATAATCCAAGACGAGCAAGTTTTTTAGCTCGTATGGGAAATATGAAAGGACCAGAGAGAGATGCGAAAGGTAAACCTACGAGATTATTATTATCGCTTCGTGCTTGGGGTGCTTCAAGCAAGTCAGATGCTCGTGCCAAAGCTAGGGCGATTACTAAACGAAATAAGGCAAAGAAAAAATAAATATGAGTTTGTAAAGATTCAACAAGCAGAAAAGGAGAGTGCTATGCCTATGGGTAAAGGAACATATGGATCAACAAGAGGTAGACCACCAAAAAAGAAAACTGGTGGAGGTCTTACTGCAAAGCAAAAGACATTACCTAAACAGCTTCAACAAAAAATTATGAAAGCTAAAAAGAAAAAGTAATGGCTAAGAGCAGAGTCAATGAGGCAGGTAACTATACCAAACCCACTATGAGGAAAGCATTGTTCAATAGGATCAAGGCAGGTACGAAAGGTGGCAAGGCAGGACAGTGGTCTGCTCGTAAGGCACAGATGTTAGCCAAACAATATAAGGCTAAAGGTGGTGGCTATAGATAATGGCACTTTCTAAATCACAGAGATCTCTTCGTGCATGGACAAGACAGAAGTGGCGAACCAAATCAGGTAAACCTAGTACACAAGGGTCAAAAGCTACTGGTGAACGTTATTTACCTGAAGCGGCGATTAAGGCTCTTTCTGCCTCCGAGTATGCCGCCTCTACAGCTAAAAAGCGAGAGGCAACTAGAAGAGGTAAACAAGTTTCTAAACAGCCAAAAAAGATTGCAGCAAAAACGAAAAAATACAGAAGCTACTCGTAGGTTAC